AACTTATTTATCTTCTTTGTTTGCACTAGAAATTTGTCTTCTTTTGTTGCATTCCAATTTCTTTTAGTGCATTAGAAATCTGTCAATTTCCTGATTTCTTGATTCCTTTAGTGCATCCTAATTTCTTTGATGCGCTAGAAATTTGTCTTCTTCTAGTGCATTCTAATTTCCTGTCATCCTGTCAATTTCTTGATTCCTTGGTGCACTGAATAAGATCTACTTCGCAGTCACCGCAATCATTATGACTACCCCAAAATTAGAGCACAGACTTACAAAATTATCCTTATTTATGTTTTGAAAAATTCAGAACAACCAGACCAACAGACTCAAATCTTTTCGGGATTTCTTTTGGAGCAATGGCAGGATTATTCTTGACTTGCTCGATCACCAGCAATCTTTGCGCATAGTTCTTCTGTTGTTCCCACAAAGATTGCATTATTGACGACATTTCCTTGTCCTTGATCGGATGGACTATTTTCTGCTTTGGAATTTTTCTTGAGATTTCTCTCAGTGATTTCTAATAAATCTTTATTGATTTCGGCAATGGTCTTTATGAATGTCGAAGCACTTTCGTACATCCTCGGACTTTCGACATCCCTAGCTAATGATATCGCATTCGGTAACAGTGTCATTGCTTGCCTGATAACTTCACGTAAATTATTTCTAGCAAAGTTATAATCCTCAATCAAATTTTCTTTCAAGTCCTCATACTTCTCAATTACTTGTGTCATTTCATTAGAAACAACTGGCACAACTTCAGTTGAATTTTCTTCTGAGATGCCAGTAGCTGTTCCTAATACTTCAGAAATTTTGTCCATTATTCATTAATTGTATCGACAATAGTATGAGGATCATTTTTACCAGCCGTATTCGGCACAACTTCACTAATTAAGGTTGCAAATTTTCTATCAAAATCAGTTTGTTTCAAATCAGTAATTGTTTTCTTAATTACATTCTGTTGCTTCACATCACCATATAACCATCCTTTGGCAGTAAATCCTAATGTCCACATGATAGTTCTTTTTGTTTCATAAGTACCTTCATATTCAATATCAAAACCTGCACTGTTTAAAATAACAGGAATATCAGTGCGAAGACCAAAATCTTCTTTGTCTTTGATGGTGATGTTAAATTCAGGCGTGAAAATTGGCATAATTTGTTCGACAATCTTCAAGCTATCTTCAAATTTCTTGGTTGCTATATAGAGATTGAATTGAAAATCATAAGGAATTCGACTGAACATATATTTCTTTTCATCAATAGTCGAATCACTAATTCGATTAAGAGGATTTACAAATCTTTCTGGTGCAAAATTTAGACTAGTAATTTCAAATGCCATCCTTGGCAAAGTTCTTTCGATATCAAATTGATCAAAATCAGCCTTTTCTGTGAAGTAACTGACAAATTTTTCTTTTGGTGCATAATGAATTGGTACTTTTATTTCAATCCCTTCATCGTTGATGTAGCGAATATTATCAAAAATCAGACCAAATGCTACAATAATATTTTTGATGGTGTTATGATAAAAAACAGGTCGTGCCATTAGAGATCACCAAAAGGATTCTTTTCTGAAAAATCAACTAGTGTCGCTTTCTTTGTTTCTAGCGCATTATTGATGGCAACATCAATTTCAGAAGCATTAGTAGTCGTATTAATTTCATCAATGGCAGCATTATGTGTGTTAAATTTCTCATAAGAGTATGTGAACAGTTGACATTTCAACTCATAAACAAAATACTTACCAAGCTGCCAAAAAGGTGATTCGTGTTCAACATAAGTGATCTCAAAGAAGCTATTGGTAAATGAACCATAGCCATTATTTTCAGGATCACCGATATAAATTAAATCACCTTCTCGAGGTCTGATGCGATTGGGAATATTTAATTCCAGAAATCTTTTTTTACTAATCATCAAACTAGCATCATCTTGCATCATCAATCCGAATTTTGTCATCAAGTCGCCTTGACCTTCATATCCCATCACATTTTTAAGATAAACTTCAATTTTGAATGCGGAATTGAAAGTCGATTTCTTTGGTTCACCTAAAATCGAATCAATTTCAAGATATTCACGAGGAATATAGTAAACATCAATCCCTGCATTTTTAATACTTTCAATGATTAAACTTTCATAAAGCGACTGCTCAGGTTTGCTTTTGAGGTGGTTAAAGTAAGGGTTTGTAGTCATTTAACCAACCATGAAATCTACGGGTAGTTGCCATACATCCTGTAATTCTTCTTCGAGCTGCTGAATTTCAGCATTGGCATCATCAAAAAGTTGTCTGCCATTTAAAGTAATGCCAGAAGGCAATTGAAACCCATCATATTTGATTAAATTCTGGCCCCATTGTCTTTTGATCAAGGCAGTTGCATATTTTTTCAGCCAGATATTATTCCAAACGCTATTATAATCTTCTGGATCTATAATAACATAAGCCTCTAGAACAATATGATCACCTGGCTTGAAAAGCGACCAATCAGTATCCAGAAAAAGACGATTTGTATGACGATTCCAACGAATCATCTTTTCGCGGTTGAAAAATTCATTGATTGTCTTCAAATATTCTTCAGTGATGGCATAGCTATGTAATCCATCATTAATTAAACGTTTCACATTCATTATTTCTGTCAAGAAAAATTGGTATTCGAGATTCAGGCTACTAGAAATGTTATTGAATGGTAAAATTCGAAGAATCGTTACAATATTTTCAGGAATTATAATGTAACGATTGGTGATATCATCTGAAGTTAAAGTAACGGTTACAAAATTCTTTTCAGAACCTTCACCGTGAAATTCCCAAAATTTCTGTAGTGCATCATCGATACAATCATCAATTTGTTCATTAGCAACATTGATTTCGATGACTGGCGCGCCGAGTTTTCTTAAACAATATTCTGCGAATTGTTGGCGGGAGTAAATTGTTGCCATATCTTATACTGGCCATTCCAGGGTTGGGAGTTCTGCTTCAAGTTCTTTCCATGTTGGCATTGGTCGTTGACCAGATTGTACAGCATTTAAAATTTCATAACATTTTGCCCATGTCGCATCACGCACTTGTACACAATATTGTCCTTCAGTCGCAAATTTTGGATTTGTACTCGTTACATAAGTGCATGCCGAGAGAATGCCATCATAATTTCGCGTACGCGCAAAAGCATCAAGTCGAGCTTGAATTTTTTCTGCAAATATAGAAATAATTTCTTCTGGTGTTTTTTGTGGGGATTCGAATGGAGGCGGATTAGTGAAAGTGATTCCATCCCATGTCGCTCCAACCTGCACCCATTCAGGTGCTTCGACAAGTGTATATAGATCACCATAATAATCAAGGGAAGGAACTTCTAAAAGATTAACTACTTCATTATTTTCGATTTGTGCTGCTCTCATTATTCGAACTCCTAAATTTCGATAGAATCAACTCCTTCATGTTCAAATTTTTATAATTTATTTATCGTGACAATAAAGAATATATTGGCTCACATTCTTTCAGGTTTGATGAGATCGCGAATGATACTATTGTAATTTTTGTTCGGGTCGTAAGCTACAAGTGTATAAATTCTTGTCATATCAAGATTTCCGAACTGGTAAGAACCATCTGGAGCGCTATGGGTTACTGCCACTAATGCACCGCTGACATAATCATATAAACGCAACATACAAGAAATAGGTTGAGCATTTTCAGTCACTACACCATAAATCTTGCCCCAACCAGCAAAATGCTGAGAACCGCTTGTATCTTTCGGTAGACCTGTAACAACACCTGGATTTTTCGGAGATGTCCATGTTTCATCTGTTCTGAATGTAACAAATTTTTGACTGAATGGCTCTTGATATGGATTGAAATTTTGATAAGGAGCTATAAATGTTAATTTGAATTTTTGATCAAATAGCTCTTGATATGGATTGAAATTTTGATAAGGAGCTGTAAATGTTATTGTATCACCGATGCTCAAATCAATAGTATGAATTGATGTACCGAAAGCACTTGGTGGCGTGAAATTACTTGTATATCTGGCGTTTCCTATAGTAATGCGAACATCATTCAGATTACCTTTGAGAGATGATAAGGTTCCGTAATATGCTTCATCTCTGAAACATCCGATATAAAAACGACCAGATGTGTTTGTTTTGATTGATTTTGTACCACAATTAATTTCACCTGTTTTGGTACCATTTCTATACAACGAAATTGTTGATCCATATCTTGTTAACGCTACATGATTCCAGACAGTTGTATCAAGAGGATCTGTATCTTCCCGAATGAAATCATAACTTCCATCTGTGTATTTGACGTATGCCCAGAATCCTTTTGCCACTGTATCGATAGCTAATGTAATTCCATCTGGAGATGCTCCTTTTCCATTTTCACCTGCTGCACCCCCAATACCTTGCGTTATACCGCCATAAGGTCCTCTCCCCCCACATCCACCACCACCACCAGCTACAATAATTCTATCGAAAAGAGTGTTTCCGCCTAATCTAACATCAGACGCTCCCCCACCAGGAGCACCTGATTCAGTACCAATTGCTACCCCACCAGCTCCTCCACCATTGTATCCATTTTGACCTCCTACATAAACATATAAAATTGTCCCTGCTGTAAGAAAGATAGTTCCTTTACAATATCCTCCGCGGCCACCTTCAGTTATACCTCCAGATGTAGCATTCCCTCCTTGCGCACCCCAAACTTCAATAATGTAATTATCATCAGCAGGAACTGTAAAAGTTTGCTGAAATCCTGTAAATGAAAAATTAGTTACTGAATTGTCACTTGAGCGTGTAATTCTAGCATATCCATTTCCTGGATTTCCTGTAGAAGAAGTTCCATTAGGAAGTATAATAGTTTCACTGCCTTTTTTAGAAATTGTGTCTGAAAAACTATTTGAAATAAAATTTGATCCGCCACCGCCGCCGCCAGCACTATGACCGTTATAATATGGGATACATGTTCCACCACCACCGCCGCCGTAATAACCACCCCCGCCACCACCTCCTCCTGCTCTGTACGAACCACCATAAGCACCATCTCCTCCTTGACCGAATATACCTGCATTACCTGGTTGAAAAGGCGAGTTATAATTGGAGTCCGATTCGCCACCCCAGCCTCCCACACCTGCAGCGAGTGCGCCACCTCCAGGCGCAGAATGATTTACATTATCAATCGTCGAAACAATACAGTTAAAGTTGTTGCTAGTAGAATTAACTTTAACCCACGCTTCAATACAAAAGTCTTGTGATCCTAAGCTTGATATAGAACTACTAATAAATCCTAAACCGCCGACGGATGTGCCGAAATAAAAAGATCCTTGATATATTGAAGGATTGAATAATGTTAAATTTGGAGAGAATCGAACATCTCCATAATATGTTGGTTTTAATTTATTATTTGAAAAATCAATGATGAGAGGATTGTCAAGTAAAATTTTTAAAGTAAGGTTCGTTTGATAGTTATCAGCGGAAGGGATTGCATAAAATATACTCATATTATCCTCAAATATTTCTCCAATCTTTATCTATTCTTATGAAGTAGAATGTGCCTTGATAGTGCCCATTAGCGTGCGGGGCAACGAAGAATTTTCTCCCTGAGCTGTCTGTGAATATTGTATCTTCATAAAATACAGCATCACCCCAATAAGCAGATTGAGCAGAAAAATAAAGTCCTGGCATATAACCTCGTATTCCTTCAGTTTCTGAAATAATTGCAGTTGGGTAAGCAAAATGAATCCCGCCGCCTGTTATTATATTTCTTTTAGACAATGTTGAATATCGACTTGCGATGCTATCATCCGTTGATGAAGAATTCGTAAGATATCCAAGAGGCGCAGAAAGAGTAAATCTTGTTTGCGAATTTACAGTATTATCAGCTCTTCCTATTAAGTGTTTGCCTTGATAATTTGCCCAGAAGTAAAATTCATCTTGAACTGCACTGTTATGGTAATACCAGTAGTTGTTATAAACTTGCCCGCGAGCATGTTGAATAACTAAATTATTGATGTCATTAGTTTTGTACGAAGGGAATTCGCCGAAAAAATAGCATGTCCTGTATAATTGCTGACGATATCCATCACCGCAGCCATTATGACAGTAAAATGTACATCCAAAATAGAAAAATCTATCATCTCCAACTAAATGCCATGATAAATCAGTTCCGGAACTTGAATTTCCATACCAGCTCGAATTACACCAATGATTCCAATAACCACCTCCGCTTAATTGCACGTCTGTTGGGAACGGATCTACTCCGTTTGTCAATGAGGTCATGCTCCTGTAACCGCGAACTCTACTATATGCTGAAGTATCATCGACATAAAGATAAGCGTGATTACCACCTTTCGTGCGATAAACAGCTAAGTTTGTCCCAGAATATTCTTTTGTCCAGCCAAGCGGTGCAATTTTACAAGTGATTGTTCCTGTTGCCGTACTATTTTCTAGGTTTGTTCCAGAAACATCAAACCGTAGAGTTGTTGGCGTTGGTATGTCTTTAATAATCCATTCTCTATTCAATACAGTTTGGTTTGCGCCTTGTATGAGTATCCTAGTTTCTTCTCTTTGATATCCATGAGGGGTTGACGTTGTTAGAGTTGCTATACCATATGCGTCGATTGTCAAAGTTGATGCAGTAACTTGCCCAAATCCATTGACTAAGCATGCATCTAAAACATTTATGAGACCCCCTGCATTCACTGAAAGTTTCGGTGCATTAGTGTGAATTCGAAAGAAGGGATTCCCGAAGAAGAATTTGACTGAAGTATCTGGTAATGGCATTATAGTGTCCCCTTCAGAGTATGCATGTCTCCATCAATTTGAACAAGAAAATGACCGTCATTGGTGTTGGCACTTGTAGTGTATTTTGTCGCCATATACATATATCTCACTCCGTTGACATTTATAATGTTATTCTGTCGATAAACGCCATTTAAATAAACTGGCGTGACGGCCATTCCTGGCATTTCCGCCCTGATACCATTCGTGACATTATCTGTTAGCAAAATAGGAGTACCAACTGGTATATTATCCAAGAATGGATTTATTTCAAATCTACCTCTACCTAATCCAACATCATCGGTCCAGCTCACGCCATCTGCGAATGGTCCCACCATTCTATAAAAGGTTGGCTTTTTTAAATTATACCACGTTCCTGCAAAAGTTTGGCGGTAATCGTATCCTTCGCGCCAACGACAAAATGGAGTTGTGTAGTAAGGTAAATTCCAACTAGATGGATCAGAATTTTGACCTGCAGCTAACACAGTGGCTGAAGTGTCAGATTGATTATAAACGTTTACATCTCCGAAAACGTAAACATTTCTAAAACAATCGGCGTCTCGTATCCAATTTTCGCCATAATAATGATGTATGCTAATAAAGAAAAACCTATCCGTTCCAATAATTGTCCATCCTATATCTGTTGTAGTTCCCCATGGTCCAGTATTACTTGAATCAATTCGATGAAACCATCTGGGCGGAGATCCTGATGCCGCTTGATCAAAATCCGGAAATGGCCACTTCAGATCAGTTTCATTCACCCCTGTGACATCCCAAGCACCTCGAACTTTCGCGTAATAACTCTGATTATCATCAACCCACAAATAACGTTCATTTCCGCCTTTCATTTTGTACACAGCTTTATTTGTTCCGCTGAACACTTTAGTCCATCCTAAACTCGGAACTTTTACTGTAATATTGCTACTTGTCGTAACTGGAGTTCCAGCAGCTTGGGAATGTAAACCTGTTACATCAATCACATAGGTGTTCGCGTCTGGAATTTCGATGATTTCAAATTCAGAGTTGAACGCAGGATTGTCACAACCATCAACTTTTATGCGTGTTGTTAATGCATACCCATGGTTATTTTCCGTAATAACTGCTTTATTAACATCTGTTGGGTGAATTGACATTGATACTGTTGCGCTACCAAATCCATTGACAAGAACAGCATCAAGAACTGTAATAAGACTGCCTGCGCTATTTGTTAGTTTTGGAGCTTTGGTGGCATTCATTGACCCCATTCCTGGGGTGTGCCAGTAATGTTTGATTTTAAAAGTCGTCATGGTTGTTGAGCCGTCCCCTCTATTGCAAACCAGTCTTCATCGACGCTGATGAAATGGAATGCGTTTCTACCATAATAATAACTTGCTGTGTGGCCTCGAATTCCCATAGTTATATATCTTCTATTTTTTGAGTCTTTTAATAATTGATTTTGTTTTATGAAAAAATATGAATAATCTGCACTGAGGAAATTTGTTGGTACAACATAAAATCCTGGCATGAATCCTCTCAAAACTGAATATGCCATTCCTGACGCAAATTCATTTCCTTCATAATCTTCATATAGATGACAAGGTCCCATGAAAATATAACCACCTGACGCAGGGTTAGGACCTCGAGCAACACTTGGCGCTTCAATTGCGCCTACCGGATAATCCCAGTCGTTGAGTGTAAATCCATGTCCAGGCGGCATTATTGTCCACCATTTGTTTCCAGTATTTTGTGAAAATCCACTGGCTAAAAAATTTCCTCTAGATGCTTTTTGAAATGAAAAATAACGTCCTGATCTTCTTCCATATTCATTGTTGAATGCCCATACAGGATCGAAACAATCTGCCCCTCTAATGATCACATTTTTCGCGTCATCTAGTTTAATACTTGGAAAATCACCGAATAAATATAAAGTTCTATTAGGGGCATGAGAAACCCCATTCATGTTTTGGATGCTGAAATAGAAAAATCTGTCACACCCAACAATCGTCCATCCAATGTCAGTTGTTGTTCCGTTATCTCCTGTGGTTCCTGGATCTATATAATGCATCCAGCAAACTGCACGATTTTCAGCAATTGACAACCCAGTTGAACTTGTATAACGAGTTGAATTTTTTAAACTATCACCGTAGGCCATCCAACTGTTGCTGATAGCTTCGTCGATACTATCCATATGTTCAAATGGCCTGACCTTAGCAGCCCCTGGTAATGCACCATTAGTTCCAGTATCATCAATGTATAAGTAATGTCTATTACCAACTTTCGCTCTATAAACAGCTCTATTCGTATCACTGAATACTTTATCCCACCCCAAGGGCGGTACGCGGATACGAACATTGCCTGTTATGGTTGTATTTGCTAAACTTGCGGGTGCTGTGAAAGTAATGGTATTTGCATCTGGAACAGATTCAACTTCCCATTCGCCATTGATCGCAGACTGATCCGCACCATATATTTCAAAGCGAGCTGGAACATCGTATCCGTGATTTGCAACTGTTACGGTTGCTTTTCTGTTGGCATCAATCACTAATGACGTTACAGGCTTGTCTCCATAACCATTGACAAGCACTGCATCCAGGAGAGCAATTAAACTCCCAGGGCTGTTAGTCAGTCTCGGATAATCCGCTTGCGTTGTACCAAAATAAGTTCCGCCGCCGTAATAAAATTTGACAGGAAACTTCGCCATTTACTACCACCCGTGCGCTGTCTGATTCGCTTTTAATTCATTAATAGCAGCAACCAAACTGGTTTTAGCTGTAGTAGTGAGAGTTGTCAAATCTCCGATTTTTGTTACAAGTTCATTGATAGCGTTAACTAAATTATCCTTTGCAGTTGTATTAAGAGACGTTAATGTTCCATCGCGAGTTTTGCTATTGGTATCAACTTCATTGATAGCGGCTACGAGATTACTTTTATCAGTAGTATTCAAACTACTCAAAGTACCTATGTTAGTTAATGCAGTTCCAGCATTGCTATCAACTTCATTAACAGCGGAAACTAAGTCACTCTTATTAGTAGTATTCAAGTTATTCAAAGTACCTATATTGGTCAATGCAGTTGCAGCATCGCCATCAACTTCATTGATAGCCGCAACAAGATTACTTTTATTAGTTGTTGTTAAAGTAGTTAAATCTCCAATTTTACCAGACAGCTGCTGATTCAAGTTACTGATGGCAGTTATCAATTCATTTATAGCCGCAACAAGATTACTTTTATCAGTAGTGTTTAAATTTGATATATTACCAATTCTTGTTGCTAATTCATTGGCTGCCGCCACTAAATTGTTCTTAGCAGCTGTCAATAGAGTCGGTAATGATCCAATTTTATTATTCAGATCTGTTTCAACATTGACAACATCTGTGCTAATTTGATTAGTCGTCAATCGCCAAGTATTAAATGAATCACTAGGTTGAACAGTTCTTTGTGTTGCCATTACTTCTTCTCTTTAAGTAATTCTAGAATTAAATCAAGCTTTGATTCTAAATTTTCCACACGTTTTTCAATATTGTTAAGTCTATTGGCCGACCTTGCGCGAAGCAGTGCAGCTCTGTATTCTTTATCATTACGATTTATAATATAGCTGCCGTTCACTTTTAC